TTGACGAAGTTGACCGTGGTTCCAATAAACTAATGTGCTTGCAAGGTATTCTTGAAGGTAAGCCATATTACAACAAGAAATCTGGTGAGTTGGTACATCCTGCCAAGGGTTTTAACATTATCGCCACAGCAAATACAAAAGGTATGGGTTCTGATGAGGGCAAATATCTTGCACAAATTCTTGACTCCGCATTTTTGGAACGATTCCCTATTACTGTTGAACAGGAATATCCTGACGCAAAAACTGAAACTAAAATCTTGTCGCCTCTGGTTGATGACCAAGATTTTGTTAAGTGTCTTGTAATGTGGGCTGAAGTTGTGCGTAAATCATATGCCGAAGGTGCTATTGATGAAATTATCTCCACTCGCCGTTTGGTACACATTGTTAAGGCTTATGAAATCTTTAAGGACAAAATGAAAGCAATCACTTTGTGCGTAAACCGTTTTGAAGAAGAAACAAAAACTGCCTTCATTGACCTTTATACGAAAGTGGACGCCAAAATTAACGCACCTGAAACACCTGCTGTTGAAACACCAAAAGCAGACCAAGAAATTCCATTTTAATGAGTGAAACTCCAGTAACGCATAAATAAGTGTGTTACTGGAGAATAAAATGCACATTTATAAAATTACAAATACTGTCAACGGTGATTATTATATCGGACAAACAGTTAAAGAACTGAATGAACGAATGAGGGGACACCGAAATACGGCCAATCATGGTTCCAACTATCACTTACATAATGCAATGAGACACTATGGTTATGTAAATTTTAAGATAGAATTGATTGAATCGGTAGACAATTTGGAATTATTAAATGAAAGGGAAATCTATTGGATAGAGCATCTGAATCCAAAATACAATTCACATAAAGGTGGACTAGGTGGTTCAAAGTCTGGCCGACCTGACATTCTAGGTGAATCTAGAGAAAATTGGAAAAAAGGATTTGACAGAAAAGGTAAAGAACCTTGGAATAAAGGCAAAACCGGTTTAGGTGGTTACAAATGGTCTAAACCAATGTCTGATGATAAGAAAAAAGCCATTTCCGAATTCATGAAATCCAAAAAAGTAAAATGTGTGCATTGTGGTGTTGAATCTAACCCAGGTAATATTGGAAGATATCACAATGATAAATGTAAAATGAAAGAGATTATATTATGATTAGAGCAATTCGTAGTGGTAAACAAAATCGTCATGAAAAGATTACTGTGACAATGTTGAGTGGTAAACCTGTAACACCTGATGAAATCAAGGCCTGCTTTACAGGTACTGACCAAGAATCGGTCATGTACCGATTGAGTACCAACATCTATAACATTCGCCTCGATGGTGGGGTTATCAAGGTACACAAAGATGGCCGTAAGGTCAAGGCGTACCAATTGATGAACCCACAAGAGTTTAATGCTGATGGTCGTTACATTGGTCATAAAGTTGCCACGGCAGTGGCCACCACTCGTCCTACTGTGACCTATACCACATTAACCGAAGATGAATTGGAGACTGCATGAGATTCAAAGCATGGAGTAAATTTGTCGATGGACTTACGGCGGGACCAACTGCATTGGAAATGGCTCAACGTGAACTTGAAGAAGCAAAGGTTGATATTCTCAAGGCATTCACCAGTCGTGAATATGCTGATGCAATGGTGCAATACAATCAAGCACGGATTGATAGACTGACCGATTACATTGAAGTTAACAAAGGTAAAGTATGAGTTTACTTGAAATTTCAAGAATCATTTTCGGCCTTGCATGTTTTATTGGTGCATCAATTGGAATGTATAATGGAGAATGGATGATGTCTTGCGCCTACTCTCTGTTCTATATTGCGTTTGAGTTTGGTGATAAGATTGGGGAATAAATAATTCTCCACAACCCTTAGGAATTGTATGGTTTACAAAATGTTGGTATTGCAGGTTAAAGAAATGATGGAATTGCACTTGACAATCTACCAGATTGCTGATAGACTAAAGGTTGATCCGGATTCCGTGCAAGCGGCGATTGAAGTTATACAAGGATGGGTACTATGAATGAACGAATTAAAGAACTTGCCGAACAGGCTGAATTTTCTGAAAACGACCTGCACATTCAAGGTGATAATTTTCATAAGTTCGCCGACCTTTTGATTGATGAATGTATCAAAATGGTAGAAGCCGCACCATTACATAATTGCTACACCACATTTGACAAGAGCATGGCTGAGGGCACCAAGCACGACATTGTTAAATTTCTAAAACTATCACTAAAATGAACGAACACGATAAACGAAACCTACGATTCCTGTTAAGCCTTGGTAAGGTTGGTCTAATGAGGTTTCTATCACAGGCTTCAGAAGATGATATGTTATATGCGGCAGAACTATTGAACCGACACAAAGCCGAAGTTGAGGGTAATGCTGAAAAGTATGAGAACCGAATCTATGAGTATGTGTCGCAGGATGATTTTGAGATTGATGAATTCCCTGATGCTAGGGAGTATTTGAGTAAGTTTACATTGAAGAAGTGAAACAGGAGTTATATTATGAACGAAGTGAAAGAAATTGTTGGTACTGATCCAGAATTCCAAGAATGGTTAAAAGGCCAATTGCGTGAAGGTGTTGTTACTATTACCTTTACCAAAAAGAATGGTGATGAACGTGTGATGAAATGCACACTTAATGCAGAACAACTACCACAAATCCAAAAAGAAGCAACCGAAGTATCTGAGGTTCGCCAAACATCCAATACCTCATTGGCTGTATTTGATGTTGAAGCACAAGGATGGCGTTCATTCAAATGGGATTCGGTTAAACAAGTTGATATCAAATTGGGTGAATAATGAATACACTATTGTTGATTCGTGGATTACCAGGCAGCGGTAAGACTTCTTTGGCCAGGAAACTGGAAACTCATTACATTCATTGTGAAACAGACAAATTTTGGGGTATTGACTACAATTTTGATATCACCAAAATCAAAGAAGCCCATGAATGGTGTCAAAAGAAAGTTCGTGAAGAACTCGAAAATGGTTTCTCTGTTGTTGTTTCAAATACCTTTACCACACAAAAAGAAATGCAACCATACTTTGATATGGCCAAAGAATTGAATGCCTCCGTTCAAGTTGTATTATGCCAAGGTAACTTTGGTTCGGTTCACAATGTACCACAAGAAGCACTGGATCGTATGAAGGCTCGGTTCGAATATGAAATCAAGTTTTAATTTATTGTTGGTTGTGTTATACAACCTAACATTGCTTGCAGGCACAGCATATGTGGTGCAGTTTTGGGGTTGGAGTGCTTGGTGGTTTCTGTTTACTGTTTGTGTGTGGGCAAGATATAAGGATGATGAATAATGATTGACTACCATGAAGCAATCAAAGAAATGCACAAAGGCAATGTGGTGAAATACATTGGTACAGTCAATGGAAATGTAATGAGCGACAAGGGTGCTAGTTTTTGTATGTGTCGTGGTTGTATCTTTCTATTTAATGATGGCGTAATTAAATGGAACAGGTTAGGATATATGGTTTATGACCCAGACTTTCGTTATGAATTAACTGGTCAAACAGTCGATCCTAGGGCATGGAAACCAGAGAAGAACACGGACAGAAAAGAGATTAAAAGTAAATTGGGTTATATCCGAATTGGAAGGAACAATGTATGAACACACGAATTAAACAACTTGCTGATCGGGCTAAAGAACAATCTGAACAATTCAATAGCATAAGGCATAAACTCACTGACGAAGAATGGGAAGAAATTTACAACGAAAAGTTCGCCCGGTTGATTGTGTTAGAATGTGTTACGGCTGTAATGGATGGCACCAAAGAAGGAGACCATTATGCCCAGCGTATCGAACAACATTTTGATAATGGACCGGGCGGTATACTAACATTTCGGAGTTGAAGAATGAAAGTAAGTGAACTTAAACAAATCTTAGAACACACCCGTGATGATAGTGAGGTTATGATTGCTATTAAACTGCCCTATTCCACAGTGGGTGCCATTCCAATGGTTGCCGTTAAAAGTGCTATGAATGGCTTTGATTGGGAGAATGGAAAGTTTATTCTACATACTGAAGAAAAACTAACCAACTTTGATGAAGATTTTGCCAAAAAAATGAAAGACATGCAAGACAAATGGGGTTGGTCCGAATATGAGAATCGTGGACTCAAGGCAGAAATTAAGAAATTAAAGAAATTGCTGAAGGTTGAAGAATAAGTGGTTGACATCCGGTCCAGTTGTGATACAATGGTAACCTTAGGAGATTAAAATGAAATTTGCACTATGCTCGGACCTACACCTGGAATTCGCACCAATTGAATGTGACTTTCCGGATGCAGACCTATTTGTATTGGCTGGCGACATTGTTGCTTTTGGTCAAATTGAAAAGGAGTATCGTACATACGATGATTCCACCACAAAGTTCTTGTCTGCGGCATATGAAAAGTACGGTCGAGACAATGTTATTTTTATACAAGGCAACCATGAGGGGTATGGATCTCCAGATTTTTATACTCAAGCATCCCGCATGAATAAAATGATGAATGTATTGTTTGATGGTGCTTGGGACGGTAAACATATTCAAGAAGAAACCTATAAAATCGAAGTGCGTGACAATTTGAAAATTATGTCAGGTACTATGTTTACATCGTTCAATAACTACAATCCAAGCATCATGGCCGAGGCTGGCTATCGTATGAATGACTACCGCAAAACAATGGTTGCAGTTAATGAACCACATAGTATGCGTAGATTGTCACCAGATGATGTTGTCGGTGAAAACAAAAAGTTTATTGCTGCATTGCTTGAAGAAAAACCTGATGTTATTATCACGCATCATGCACCAATTCATGAGTGTGCTTATGGTGGTCATTCAGGACCATCTCTGATACATGCATATTATTGTGTTCTCGCCGAAGATTATTTGAAGGACCCAGATTGCAAAACTAAACTGTGGATTTCCGGCCACACACATAATCCAATTGATGTGATGTTCAACAATACTCGGGTTGTTTCGCAGCCACGGGGATATGATGGATATGAGGATATCGCAGAAAACTTTACGATTAAGGTTGTTGAGGTCTAACCAAATAATTTTTATGTTGTTTTCTTTCACCTCTAGCAACTCTGGACATACAAGAAATAGACAAATTTTTATCTCTACAAAACTGATTTAAATTTTTAATAATTGATTTATTTCCGGATGGATCAATTATTATCCAATTTTTAGATATGGCCGTTATCAGATTGGTTCTCGCCCCCGGTTTACTTTGAACAACTTTTTGACTTTCGCTTAATTTTTTTCGGTATTCTAATGTATCGTATATGGTGTTTTTGTTTTTTCTGAATAATTTAGTATTCAAACTTTTTTGAATTTTCCATTTTTCATTGCGTTTATAACCAGATACTCCATCTCCACCATTTGTTTTGTTGATTAGTATACCTGTACCAATATCTTTTCTACCATACCACTTTATGTACCTTCTTTCCAATGCAAACGCACCAAGTTCGGAAAGATTTGCCTCCATGATGTATATTTTTGTATGGTCTTTTGGTGGATTATGTCCTTTGGTTTTTTGCCATGCTCTATTTCCGTGACCCTTTCCTATGTAGAAAGGAATGTTTGATTTACTTAACCAAACATAAACATAAAAACCTGATGGGGTTTCATTTTTTGAATATATACTTGACATAGCTGTGTCCTTGTGTTATAATTTGACATAGAGTAGGTGGATGTTGGTAGCATCGTGACCTACACCTTTATTTATATTATGGGAGTTTGATATGACCATCGAAAAAGCCAAACCATCTCGTGAAGAAATCATGGAAAATGCTCAACTTCAAATGGAAGAAGACATTGCCAATTGGAAAAAACTATACGATGAACATATCGATAAGGATATGTTGGATGAGGATGGTTATCCGACCGATGATGCACTGATTATTATTGAGAATTGGTATTGGAATGATTCAAAAGGTTGGTTTGAGTTTATCAAATCACTTTGGTATCTGAGTTCATGGGGTTGGGATGAGGGTGAAGAACCACACGACTGGAAGAAAGATGAAATGTGTTATCGCTATCACATCTCCACTGCCGGTTGGTCTGGCAATGAAGCAATCATACATGCAATGCAAAAGAATGATTGGATGTGGCATTTTAATTGGGTTCAATCACGCCGTGGTGGCCACTATATTTTTGAATTGAAAGAAATTACATGAAAGTCTACATTTCAAACTATCGCAATCATTGGGTAAGTCCATACACTATTCTGGAAACTATTTGTTTTTGGGAGAAAGATACAGACGTATTCTATGACCTTGAAGAAAAAGGTAACAAGTATACAAAATGGGTGAACTTTCTTACTCCAATTTGCGAAGCATGGCAGAAGTTATTGGACATTGTGCATCCTAGAATCAATTATGTGAAGATTGACAAATACGACACATGGAACATGGACAGCACATTGACACCAATCATTCTGCCCATGTTGAAACAGTTGAAGGCAACTAAACATGGCTCTCAAATTGTGGATATGGAAGATGTGCCAGAAGAATTGAGAACAACCAACACCGAAGAATATGATGCTCAAAGTTGTTTTGAATTTTATCATGAACCCGATTTACAAAAGGTTCAATGTGATATCCACGACCGTTGGGATTGGGTCATGGATGAAATGATTTTTGCATTTGAACATCTTGCTGATGATTCATGGCAAGATGCGTACCGTAGTGGTGAATTTGACACAAAGACGGTTGCATGTGCATGGGATGAAAATGGTAAAGCAACCATGTACCAAATGGTTGATGGACCAAACCATACATACAAATGTGATTATGAAGGCATGAAAGTGGTTGAAGACCGTATTCGTAATGGTTTGAGATTATTTGGCCGGTATTATTCAGGCTTGTGGTCTTGACTTGCAATTATCAAAATGCCAGCGCTTCATGTTCGTCAGTTGACCATTTTTGCCACAGTATGGACATGAAACTTTGATTGAGTTGTTGGTATGACATTTTAGATTCATTTTGTGTTGTTCTGACATTGGTTTAGAAACACCTTTAGTAGATTCTGATATTTTTCGTTTAACATCTTCACTAAGAGGTTGTCTCTTTTTACCACGTAGAGCATCACCAATTTTTTTACTGTGTTCTGGAGTTTGTGGTTTTGAAATTTTATTGCCTTCGCTAATTTTTTTTCTTGATTCTTCTGATAGTATTAAACCAAAACATCCATCACCACCTAAAGTTGAATTGTAACCATTATGAAAAGAATCAT